GGAACTAAATCTTGAAAGCCTACTAGTAGACATCCCAACAGTGGCAGAGTTTAATGCACGCACACTACCAAGTGCTGACTACTTCGTTGTAAGCGACTACACAGCACCGGACAACGCAGGTATAGCAGCCAACGGAGTAGCAATAGGTAATGTGCCTACACTAGCTGAAATTGAAGCGTCAACGGTATTGGCTAAAGAAGCAACCGTTGCAGCCAAAGCAAGTCAGGCTAGTGTAGATACCAAACCAACCCTCTCCCAGATAGAGGCAAGCACAATACTGGCTAAAGAAGCAACAGTAGATGATGTAATGACCGAAGTAGGTTCTAAACCAACTTTGTTGGAAATTGAAGCATCAACAGTTTTAGCTAAAGAAACATCTGTAACTAACAGACCAACCTTGGCACAAATCGAAGCATCGACAATCCTTGCTAAGGAAGCGACGGTAGAGTCCAAAGCTTCTCAAACGAGCGTAGACGGAAAACCGTCTCTTGCTCAAATTGAGGCTTCAACAGTGTTAGCTAAAGAAGCAACCGTCTTAACTGTAGCTAGTTACCTAGATACAGAAATGGCTGCTGTTAAAGCCGTAACAGATAAGCTAAATACAACAGTAGAACTGGATGGTTTAGTTTATAGGTTCACTATTAATGCACTAGAACAAGCTCCATCGGGAGGTGGTGGCGGTGGTGATCCTTGGAATACGGAACTACCAGGAAGTTACACAGGAGATCAAGCAGGTAAACTATTGTCAGATATAGCTTCGGCTACATCAACAGGCAGGGTTACCGTAGTTTCTCCAGTTGCAGAACAAGGACGAGTGTTCCCGTTAGTTATTGGTGATGATTACCTAGTAGATAACGATAGAGCACTAGAATGGACCACCCCAGAAATTACGGGCATCGACATAGAAGATGCCACTTGTAGATTCTGGATACTCAAAGATGAAACTGGTTATTCCTGGGAAGGAACTGTAGGTCCTGGAAGTAGCGGGTACTGGGTACTGTCAGTAGAAATTACTAACGATAGTTGGGAAGATGCTGAACCTGGTGTATACGAATACGGTGTTGAAGTTATCGATACAGCCCACGACCAACAAATAACAGTTGTTATCAGCTCCAAAGACGGTGGTGTAAGACTCAGAAGAAAAGAGTAATTATATGGACGATGCAAGACTAGAAGAATTGACGACTCTTACTAACGAAGTTGGTTTGAAGTCGATCAAAACAGAAAAGGTCAGTGTAGACATGCACTCTCCTACTGTTGTTCAGAAACTCAAAGAACGTCTGTCTGAGAAGCCTGTGTTGTTCAGTAACTTCCCTATGACAAGGGCAACACCGAACCACGCAGCTTACGACAGATGCAAAGAACTGGAGGTTGATGAGTGTCAATAATTTCCAACTCCTCCCCAGGAGAAGAAGATTATCGAATCATCCCCAAACGAGAATACAAACGAGCACTTAGAAATCCTTACTTTCGTAAGTTAGTTATTGATTCTTCTTTATACGAAGATGAAGAAAATAGCTACTACGCTGGCATCTTGAATACAGTAGCTGAACATTGTGTCGGTACTGTTCCTCTGATCTTAGGATCAAGTGAGAATCAAGAAGCTAATCGATCTGTAGAGAATAAGTGGTTGTTATGGGCTGCTCTTAACGGTATCGGAGAATCGATCCGAGTAATCCGTAGAGAGGCTTGTAAGACTGGATTGGGGATTGGTATTCCTTACGTTAAAGAAGATGTTGACCCTGACGATCCTGTTGATCCTATCGGCCTCAGGATCAGAATAGTCTCAAGTACAAAGCTCTCTACCCCCATGGGAGCTTCTGTAAAAGACAGAATCTTTAACGGAATTGAATACGATTCGAATTGGGATCCTAAAAAGATCTACATCCAAGAATTCGGTTCATATGAACCTAAAGAATATAATGTCAAAGACATTCTGTTCTGGACTAAATATAGAGGAGACGAAAGCACTTGGTATCATCCGGAATGCGGTCCTGCATTTTGCTTGTATCCAAGTGTTAGAAGAATACTCAACTCGGTAGTTGCAGCAGAAGAATTCAAAGCTTCTATGCCAATGGCAGTTGAACTTGATCCTAGTGTATATGCTCCAGAAGATGCTAAACAAGTACCTACTGGATCATTCAAGTATCAGCCCAACACAGTACCCACGCTACCCCCAGGAACAAAGCTGGTCGGTATGCCTCCAGGTACGTCATCGGTAGATAAAGTTCAATTCATGAAATTCCTAATTGCTGCTGCTGCTCGGTGTGTAAACATGCCGATGAACATTGCAATGGGAGATTCATCCGGTCACAACATGGCCACGGCAGCAATTGATATTCAACCCTGGCAAGATCGAGTTAAGATTGATCGATTTGATTTTTCTAGAATCTCTCATCAAGTCTTTAACGACTGGTACCGTAGAGCAATTCTAGTATCTGGGTATTTGGATATTCGAGCTAGATCGAAGTTTAGTTATGAACTAGGCTACGATAAGACGTTCGAACATCCCGATCCACAGAAACGAGCAAACTCTCGATCAGTAGACTTAGCATCAGGGGCTACCACGTTACACAGAATATTCAGTGAACAAGGGTTAAACGTAGAACGAGAATTGAATAAAGAAGCTAAGACTCTTGGCATTAGTCGAGAAGATCTTAACAAGATTCTTATCTCAATTCGAGCTTCTGCACCCAAGATGCTAGAAGAAAAGGAGGAGATTGATGAGCAAGAAAACGAAAACGAACGACGCTAGTTCTTCTGTTAAGAAGGAATCTCGAATTAAAGATAAATTCGGCAATTCTGACAGAGGGATGAAAATCAACAACGACGCACATAAAGGAATTCAAATTGATATCCTTTGTAATGCCGAAGGGGATGTTCCTGAAAAGGGACCTCCTACGCTAAAGTTCAGTGGTTACTCCGGTACTACTGTTGACCTTTCTGATTATGGATTTGATGCACCTGTTGTTTACAACATTGCTTCGATGAAAGTCAATCAGAAGATTCCTATTTTATATGACCACAATGAGGTCATTGGACATACAACTTCAGTCCACAAAGCAAACGATGGATCATCCATTGTAGGGAACGGGCTTGCTTCCGTCCCAGGAGAAGGGAACAACAAGGTTGTTACCGGACTCAAGAATGGATTTCCTTGGCAAGCTTCGATGGGACTGAGACTTCGAAGTTACGACGACATCAGCTACCTAGCTAAAGGAGAAGTTTCGGTTAACAACCAAACATTCAAAGCTCCGATCTATGTAGTTGAAAACACACGATTGGTAGAGATGACTGTTACCGGCTTCGGACGAGACAGTAACACGGAATTCACAAACAGTTTAGATAAGGACAAATTGATGATTATCAAGAACAGCGGAACGGCAGCAAGCTCCCAAGCATCACCCCCAGAGAAAAAGGAGGAAGGTGCTCCTGCTCCAAAGGTAGAGAACTCGGAAGCAAAGAAGGAAACTTCTCCTGCCCCGAAGGTCGACAATGCTCAACCGGAAGAACCAAAGAAGGTTGACAACACAACGGACGTGTTCCGTGTTCTCAAGCTTTCGAGAAAGTATCCTGACCATATCGACGTTATCGAGCAAGGAATTGCCAACGGATGGGATGACGAACGGATTGATGATCGTGTTCAGTTGACCATCATCAACAAGAACACTCCAAAGCCACCGACCGGCAAGACTCTGCATCAAAATGCAAGTCAGCTTCAAGCTCGATTCTGCTTGAGCTTTGGAACCAAACCAGAGTTGGTTGAAAAGACCTACGGCAAGGAAACAACCGAGAAAGCTTTCGAGATGAAAGAAGTCGGCATCGTTGAGATGCTGTTGATGGTTGCCAATTCCGCTGGTGGAAACTACAACGGTCACTCCGACGTAGACGATCTTTGCAAGTATGTAAAGAACACCGGCTACTCCACCTTCGACCTCCCAGACTTCTTTGCCAAGGTCGGGGAAGCAATGAAGGATGCTCGATGGGAACTCAATCCTCCGTTTGCAACTCAAGTCTGCAAGCCAGGATCGAACCGAAACTTCAACATCCAAGAACGTAAACGCATCACCGGTGGTGATATGTGGAACGAAGTTGCGGATGACGGAAAGTTGGAACTGTTCTCTGCTGGTCGTCAAAAGACTTATCAAACTGAACTAAGCACCTACGGTAGCTTGTTCACGATGACTCGTAAAGAAGTCATCAACGACGATATGGGTGCATTGTCCGATCTGATGGATCAAATGGTCGAAGGTGCAATGGTTATTCCAGACTACCAACTCGGTCGTTTGATGTTGACCAAAGCATCTGCTGCTGGAACCTTCTGGGTTGACGATGACAACAGCTTCGATGGTCGAGCATTGACTCGATCCAACCTATCGACAGCTTACAACCGCATCCGTCAGTACACGGAAGAAAAGAACCGAGTCAACTGGAACGTCATGTTGAGTGATCGTTGGAAGTTGATCGTTTCTCCTAACTTGGAAGAAGCTGCTTGGGAGTTGTTGAAGCAAGACAAGATTGTCGGCAACACGACTGCCAACACTATTCAAGGAGAAAAGAACTACTGGTTCGGTCGAATGGATCTGATGACCTTCGGACAAATGGCCAACTCCTCTGCCTTCGGAGATGGGTTGTTCGTTGGAAACGGAACCTGGATTCTGTGGCCAAGTTCCGTCAAGTTCTCACCGTACGAAATCACCTACTTGCGTGGTCAAAGCCGTCCAACTGTTGAAGCTGTCGATTTGCCAGCTACACTCCTCGGATTCGGTAACCGTGGATGGTGGGACGTTAAGATCAACGAACGAGAACGTACCGCAATTCAACGTAACACATCAGAGTCATAAGCTCTGTTCAACACAACACGGGACAGGTAAGTCTGCCTGTCCCGTCGAACCAAATCACAACGAAAGGTAAATACTTATGCCTATTAGCACACCAAATCGAGTGGCTCATCCGGTTTCTTTGGAATCGTACGTTCCACCCATTGTTCTTCGACAAGAATCCAGTTTGTTTGTAGACTACTACAACGACGGGGCAAACACAATCATTGCTGGTGAACCAGTACGATTCCTCAATCGAGTCGGTATTGCACAACGAACAATCCTCCCAGGAAAAATGGGGGTCTTGCTGTTCGATTGGATCGGTGATGCCATTCTTGAGCTGACGCACTCTGGCAACATCCTTCAAGATGCCTTGGTTTACTGGGATCTTGATGAAGATGCAGTTACCCCTGTCGAAGGTGGATCAGCCGTCGAAGGTATCGGTGCTGCTTCTGCTTCTGTTCCAACCAACGGGTTTATCCTGGGACGAGCAGTTGGAGTTCATCAAACCGAACCATCTGTCAGCGGAGCTAACAAGCTGATCTGTGCTCAAACCGGAAGCCTCCGAGTTCGAGTTGTTGCAGCTTCGAGCTACACTGGTTACGGCACAGCTAGCTAATCAGCAAAGACAAGTGGAAACAATTAACAGGAAGGTAACTACAACTTTCTTCGTTAGTAATGGAAACAATTAACAGGTGCGGGGCCTGTTAGTAGTGAGTGGGAAAGGGCTGAGTTGTGGTGGCTCAGCTCTTTTCTTTGTTTTTGTTTTTTCTTCTTTGGTAATCAAAGGTAGAAAATCGATGAGTTGTTCCTTCTCTTATCTCTTGGTGCTTCATGCAAGACGTAATCAATTGGGCAGTTAGAAAGCTTCAAGACATACGAGAACGACACGCAGGTACTCTAGTTAAAATTGGAGAGACCTACGAAACTTCTGTAGAATTGTTGTGTACTTCTGGAATTACTGCTACTCAAAGTAGCGGTAACGAATTGCAACAACAATCTCAACATGCTTACTTAATCTTCCGTACATCAGACTTAGTAGATAACGACTTGTTAGTAAGTAGGAATCTGTTTGTCTGGTTAGATGGAAAGGTTTACAATGCCACGATGAGAGGCAGAAACATTGAAGAATACAACGACACAATCTCCAAACTAGAAACGGTTATTAACGTCGTTGAAGCGGGGACATACGAAGTATGATAATGACCCGTACGATTAGGAGATCATTATGAACATGACCGAACTGGCAGAGGAGATAGTCGAGTTCCTCAACACCACCCCAGGAGAAACGTGGACGGACTTAGATGTCGGTCCATCGGGGTATGTTGAAGCTGAATTTGGATTAGATCCTAATGAACAATTCCAAAGAGGTAAGAAATCTCTTTGGATCATTCCTTGGCTAACTGAATACATGATGGAAGAAAGCCAAGGAAGAACAAGAAAAGTAAACATCAACCGAAGGCCACGAGTTGTTATGGCCCTATCGATACCTATCGAAGAAACAGATACAAACAGACTCGATGTTGGTTCGAAAGAAGCAATCAAGAGAGTTATCAATCTACGAGAAGATATCGAGAAAGCAATCATCACTCATCAATGGTCACTTACACTGGTTGATGTAGAAGCCGAACCACCTGAAACTATTGCTCTTAACAAGAGATGGTTTTATGTAGTAACTCAATTCCTTTTTGAGGGGGTAACTTGTTAAGAAACAGGGGTACTTATGAAATTCTCAAGTAGAGTAGAGTTTTACTTTCAACGTATGGCTCGGAGAGTCAAAGTTGCTAAAAAGAAGGGGTTGTTCCGAGTAGCTGGCAAAATTAGGACAGCTACTAAACGGAGTATGAGGCTCAAACCAGGAGCATCCAAACCAGGAGCACCACCCCACGCACACCAATCCTCAAGCTCAGGATTGAGAGCAATAGAATTCAATGTCGATTATAGCGGAGAGAAAGCTTTGATCGGTCCGGTCAAGTTTCCTCGAAGCAATTACTTCGACGCACCCGCAACTTTTATACAAGAGTTCGGGGGAACGTTCAGAACCCAGAAGTCAGTAGCTCACTTCCCTAAAAGAAGCTTCATGGAATACACCTTGAAACGATTAGTCGCTAAAGGTGAAATTGATAAGGATTTTAACGTTGGTATGGCCAGAGTTATTGGTTTCTAACGCATCGCAACTAAGGAGCAGATATGCCGCAATCAGCAGACATTGGAACAGCATGTGAGAAGAAGGGTTCAGCCTTTTCGTTGTACCTCAATCTCGGTAACGACTGTACAACTCCCGTGTGGACATTCCACGAAGGAGTAACAGGAGACTTGAATCTTTCGGAGACGGAAGATGAAGAAGAACGTCTTGTTCGTGATCCAAACAAGAGAATCAAAGAATTTACTACTGACCGGATCAACGTGGAAATCTCCGGTGAACAAATCGTCAATCAGTTGTACGAAGGTTGTGCCTTCCTCAACTCTGCCCAGTTCAAAGGAACTCCGGTAGACGTTTTGTTCTTGGATGGTCCGATTACTGAAGTAGGTGCTTCTGGATGGAGAGGTCGATTCATCAACCTTGATCGATCCAAGAGTGGTCCTCAAACCGGTAATGCTACTCAAACTTTCCGTCTAAAGCCAGCAGCTTGCCAAGATTCAGACTGCCAAGTTCGTCCGGTAATCGTAGAAGTTGCCGACGCAATTGTGGATTACGATCCAGAAATCTTCGAAGAAACTGGTTCATAACAAAAGTAACGGGCTGTTTTTCTTTGGAGAAACTAGTTCATAACGAAACGTATTTCTTGCCTCTTTTAAGGAACTCAAATGAAAGTTGGAAAACAAATGCCGGATCACGAACGTCGTGAACGGCTGCTCAATTCATTAACTGCTGGTGGAATCGAAGGTGGAGAAGTTGCATTAAACGTCTCTCATCTTGCACAAGCAGTTGGGATGGAAGAAGCAGAGAAGTTGGTGGAGGGAATGGCTGCTACAGCCGAAGTGAAACAATCACGATTCTCTCCAAAAGGAAAAACAGTTAGATCGGGCATAGCTGTTGTAAATCGAGCCGCTGCTATTGAAGCAGTTAAGCTAGCTATACAGCAAGCAGCACGGAACTAACCCTCCCAGGAAAACGGGCCGGATGAACATCTGGCCTTAACAAAAATTAACCTGGTAAAACGGGCCTGCTTCGGCGGGTCCGTTTTTTATTTCGTATTCTCTAAAAACCCAAGACTGTCCAATGGTAAAAATCAAACTACTAGATAAAAACATTCCCGTTACATTGACGTATGGAATGGCAATCAAAACACTACCGGATCAATTTCAAATCAAACCTTTGAAGTTGTTCGGTGAAACTGATGAAGCAACTGCATTGATGCAGACCCTCGTCCTCGACGACGAAAAAGCATTGAAGCTCATGCACTTCTTCGCTGACAAAGTAGCTCCCATGACCTTCGATGAGTTTATCGAGAAGGTTGATCCTCATGAACTTCATACATTCGTAGAGGAGTTCTGGGAAGCCTTGGCAAATTTTTCCGGTCCCCTGAAGAAGCCA